CGGTACCATACTACATCGTTGTGAACCTCCCGTTGGGCGGGTATTACCCCTCCACTCGACACCTCAATAGTGCACTCTCCACCACCAAGGGCATGGCGGTTGATTAATGCTATGTTAGAGGTAACACCCAAGATATGAGTCTTGCGTATGGAATTTCCTTCCTTGATACAACAGAAGCGTAGATTACGCCTGACGCAAACATCCAATTCTTCCGGCGAACTTGTGCACACCGGCGGGTCTCGAGCGATACGAGTGTTCCAAATCTTCGAGTCATGTTTTATATTCACTCTGACCATATTTGGCCGAGATCCTATGATGTCCTCGAATAACTGTCCACTCTCGGGTGCCATGTCAATAGCGCGAATTCGTTTTCGCACGAAACACAGCAGAGCCACAATGGCAGCACCGCACGCAGCGATAGCCACTCTGGATGACTTATAGCTACCACCAAACAAGTAGTAATAGCGCCAAAGTCTCCGCGTGATGGCATTCTTGTACATCTGGGCCTGTCTAGAAACACGATGCCTTACCATTAACGAGAAAATGCCCGCAAAATTGATGAAGAATAACGGCAGGAAAAATTTCTTATCTACGCAATATAACAACATGCAAATCACGAGTCTCCACAAAGAAAAAGTAAATAATTCCGACATCGTCATTTTCGATAACCTTTGGGCGTGGACCATAAAGAATCCCCACAATAACAAGATAAGAGCATGAGTATTCTTGAGTACCAGTAAGCTCCATAATTTCAGCGCACTATTGTACAAAAGTTCCCCACTCTCAACCTGTAGTTTCAAGTCAGGCAAATAGGGCTCAAACGCGTCTCCTCTCACTCTTTCCAGAATCCTATCCTGGTCACGAATGTGTCGGGTCATCAACTCAGCCATCACGTCTGTAAACTCCTCAATGCCAGCTTCCTGACAGAGGGTTATAGTATTAAACTTGACTTCATCTTGTGCTTCACGTATCTCCACGGTAAAGCGAAATGGATCTAGTATGCCAATGTCTCCAACTTTCGAAGGATCCAAAGAGCAACTGCCTTCCTTCCGATATTCAGGAGCTACTTTCTGAGTTACAAAAATGAATCTTCTATACACGGCAGCAGGATTTGAATATAAAACCTTTGCCCAGAAATTCTTGTTATTGGTATCACCCGCGACAAACTCTGGTTGGCAATAGGCCTCCCCTTTCTTGTCAAAAGCCATCTTAAACAGCTTTGGGTTAGAATCAATGATTGAGCATATCTCATTCAAAGTGCTGTCTCCCTGTGACGCAGTGAGATGCTTGCTTTTCCTTCCTACCTCTGAGAAAAAGAGATAGGGTTGAGAGAGAGGTTCATGTCCCTCATAGTACTCATCATCAGGATTCTTTGGGAAGACCATTCCGTCATGGAACTTTCGCCCTTTTATGCGGGCATGAAGAGAAAACAGATAAGGTATTGTGATACTTTTACCTGTTCCTGGATTTCCATACAGCATAACTGCAAACGGAGTCGCTCTTCGTTGGCCTTCCGTCATGGAACGCATTCGCGATAACTCCAAGGAAGCCTTAGAAAATGCGGCATTAACTTTGAGACCCTCTTTCTTCAGAGGATTGCACAATTCGCGCAATTTCTTGAGAGTATCATATATCTGCACAAGTTCAGAGAGGTACTCACGCCTGTCTTTATATCCTTCAACAGGAATACCAGTATACGTGATGTCGCGATAGTACATCAACGACTCCAAACTAGCTATAGCTTTGTCCACAGGATCATCCTCAAATAAGGACTCCGTGAAGCTATCACCAGCTAAATATCTCTCAACGGCTTTCACCATTCTAATGACAATATCACACAGATTGTCCAACAACCCCAGACCTGTGAGAGCCTTGGGTTTTCCGATGAAACTCTTCACACTCTGTGTAAATGATTCTGGGAAATAGTGCTTAGCCACTAGTGAAGAGACCAACGAAGTGCAAAGAACCACAAACTCGGATTTCAACTTCCTTCGCATAAAATTCATCACGCTCATCGCATCCTCGCTAAGGGATTCAGCATAGAGTTTTTCTTCCGGAGTTCTAGTATTGATCCATGTGGCGATAGCCGCC